TGGTGGAGGAGGTGGTGGTTTTGGCCATGATTCTAATCCCTCTAGAGGTAGTGGTGGAAATGGAGGATCAGGAGTAGTTATAGTAAAAGAATTAAACAAAGCAAGTGGTATATGGAATTTAAAAAGTCAGTTATCTAGATTAAATCAAGGAACATGGGCTAAAAGAGAAGAAACAGTAGATTATATGATAGTCGCTGGTGGTGGAGGTGGTGGTATAGATATTGGTGGTGGAGGTGGAGCAGGTGGTTATAGAGCATCAAGTTTTGGCCCTAGCCCACTTCAAGGTACAGCACAGAGTTTAGGATTAGGAAGTTATTCAGTTACAGTCGGAGCAGGTGGAGCAGGATCAACTAGTGGTCCATCAGCAGGCACAAATGGTAGTGATTCAATTTTAGGAACAATAACATCAACTGGTGGTGGAGGCGGTGGTTCAAGACCTGCTAACACTGGACAAGCTGGAGGTTCTGGTGGTGGTGGAGGTGGTGATTGTGGATCAGCAGGAGCTGGAAATACTCCCCCTGTTAGTCCTCCTCAAGGAAATAATGGTGGAACTAATGGTGGTGGTGGAGGTGGAGCTGGTGGAGCTGGTTCTAATCATCCAACAGGAAGTCATCCAAGACCAGGAGGACATGGTGGTAATGGTGTTCCAAACAATATTACAGGAACTGCAATAACAGTTGCTGGTGGTGGTGGAGGTGGTTCTTCATCATGTGGTTGTTATGGAGCAAATTCACCTAGTGCCCCAGGTGGTGGAGGTATAGGTGCTGGTACTAGTCCAACAGTAGGTGGTGCTGGTACAGCTAATACTGGTGGTGGCGGTGGAGGTGGAAGTAATGCTCCTCCAAAACCAAGTTGTGGAGCAGGTGGTGCAGGTGGTTCAGGTATTGTAGTTGTAAGAGCAGGATCATCAGGAGGAATTTCTTTTAGTTCAAATCCAGGATGTGTTGCAACTATAGGTGCAATATCTTCAGGATCATGTGTTTCTTATTTTGCAAAATTTACATCTTCAGGAACATTAAATATTAATGAAAGCACTGTTCCTTTAAATTATCTAGTAGTTGCTGGAGGTGGTGGAGGTGGATCTGGAGGTGGTGGAGCTGGAGGTTATAGAGCTTCTGGTTTTGGACCTTCTCCTTTACAAGGCTCAAGTCTTGATATATCTCCAGGAGCTTATCCAATTGTTATTGGGGGAGGAGGAACAGGAACTCCTCAATCAAACGAATGTAGACCCGCAGGTGGTGACTCATCTTTTTATGGAATTACATCATCTGGAGGTGGAGCTGGTGGAGCAGTATCAACTAAACCAGGTGGTGATGGAGGACCTGGAGGTTCTGGTGGTGGAGCAGGATTAGCTAACCCACAAGCATTATGTGGAGGAGCAGGTAATACGCCTCCTCAAGATCCTCCTCAAGGTAATTCAGGTGGTAATACACCACAAGGTGTTGCTAGTGGTGGTGGTTCTGGTGGTGGTGGAGCAACCGCTGCAGGAGCAGGGGGAGGCCCAAGTTCTGCAGGAGGAGCAGGAGCACCAAATCAAATTACAGGATCTGATGTAACTTATTCTACAGGTGGAAGTGTAACAACTGGATCACCTGTTGCAGGTGGAGATAATACAGGTAAAGGTGGTAGTGGTACTGCTTATCCATCATCTCAATCTGGTGGAAATGGTGGTTCTGGAGTTGTAATAGTAAGATTTCCAGGATCAACAACAGCAAGCGTTGCACCAGGAACAAATACATTAAGTGCTTGTGTAGGTCCAGCTAATGATAAAGTGGCTAGATTTACAGTAACAGGAACATTAACAATATCATAAAATTATACCCCTTGACTTTTTAATAAAATATAGGTATAATATATAATATGAATTTAACAAATTATTATTGGTATTTCCAAAGTGCAATACCAGAAAGAATATGTGATGAAATTGTAAAGTATGGTAAATCTATACAAGATCAAATGGCAGTCACAGGTGGTTATGGAAATAGACAATTAAATAAAAATCAAATAAAAGATTTAAAAAAGAAAAGAAATTCTAATATTGTTTGGATGAATGATAGATGGATATATAAGGAAATACATCCATATATACATCAAGCAAATAGAAATGCAGGTTGGAATTTTCATTGGGATTATTCAGAAAGTTGTCAATTTACAAAATATGAAAAAGGACAATTCTATGATTGGCACTGTGATAGTTGGGATAAACCCTATAATCAACCTAATACACCATCACATCAAAAGATAAGAAAATTATCTGTAACAGTTAGTTTATCAGATCCAAAAGAATACAAAGGTGGTGAATTAGAATTTGATTTTAGACAAAATGATCCAGATAAAAAACGAAATATTATAAAATGTACTGAAGTATTACCTAAAGGTAGTTTAGTAGTATTCCCTTCATTTGTATGGCATAGAGTCTGTCCAGTAAAAAAAGGATCAAGATATAGTTTAGTAATATGGAATCTTGGTTTCCCATTTAGATAAGGAGAATATGAAAAAAAAATTACAATTTCCAAAACAATTAAATTTAGAACAATATTTTGCATGCCCCATATGGTGGTCTGATGAACCAGGTTTTGTAAATAAATTAAATAAAGCATCAGATTCTTATATTAAAGAATCACAAAAAAATTTAAAAAAACAAATAGATAAAAGAAATAAAAAGTTTGGTGACAAAGGTGATATGGGTCATGTATTTCATTCTACTAGTTTAATTGGCGATCCTAAATTTAAAGAATTACAAAATTATATAGGTGCTACTGCTTACAATTTATTATTAGAAATGGGTTTTGATTTATCTAATTATACTATCTTTGTAACAGAAATGTGGGTTCAAGAGTTTGCTAAAAAAGGTGGTGGTCACCATACTTTACATACACATTGGAATGGACACATGTCTGGTTTTTATTTTTTAAAAGCTAGTGAAAAAACATCATTACCAATGTTTGAAGATCCAAGACCAGGTAATATGATGAATCTTTTACCAGAAAAAGATAAATCAAAAATTACTTATGCATCATCACAAATACATTATCAAGTTAAACCAGGTAGATTAATGTTTTTTCCATCATATATGCCACATCAATATGTTGTTGATATGGGATACGAACCATTTAGGTTTATACATTGGAACTGCCAAGCTATACCTAATTCAGTTTTAAATGTCTAAGGTTAATGATAATATGAAAAAAGCAGTTATACAAACTACTTTAGAAACTAATACACTTAAAAATAAACCAGATTATATAAAAAATTTTATAAAGTTAAACAAAAAATTAATAGGGAAAAATATTATTAAAAATGTCATTTCAAAAAAATAAATACACAGTTATTAAAAAAGCAATATCAGAAGAATTAGCAAATTTTGTATACAAATATTTTTTAAATAAAAGAAAAGTAGCAAGATTTTTATTTGATGAAAAATACATATCACCATATACAGAATACTTTGGTGTATGGAATGATGAGCAAGTTCCAAACACATACTCACATTATGGGGACATTGCAATGGAAACATTATTGCAAGAAGTAAAACCAATAATGGAAAAACAAACAAAATTAAAATTAAGTGAAACATATTCATATGCTAGAATATATAAAAAAGGTGATGTGCTTGCAAGACATAAAGATAGATACTCTTGTGAAATATCAACAACATTAAATCTTGGAGGTGACTCTTGGCCAATATACTTAGATCCTACAGGTAAGCAAGGTCAAGCAGGTGTTAAAATAGATTTAAAACCAGGAGATATGTTAGTATATTCTGGCTGTGATTTAGAACACTGGAGAGAAGAATTTCAAGGTAAAGATTGCGGTCAAGTATTTTTACATTACAATAAATCAAACTTAAAAACTGCAAAAGAAAATAAATTTGATAAGAGACCTTTTATAGGTTTACCAGCATGGTATAAAGGTTATAGAGTTATTAATGGCTAAAAAATTTAAAGCATATGTTGAGAGACCAAAACCAAAAAAAAGACCAAGGATACATAAAAAAAGTAAAAACAAATCTGAAAAAAGAATGTTTAAAAAATACAATAGACAGGGGAGATAATGGCAACACCAGATGAAGTAAAACTACAGAAAGGGTCGATAGCACCTACTCAAAAAGAACAAACAGGTAGTGCCAAAGCTGTTAGCCTTATTGAAAGTTTAGCAGCTGGTAAACCTAGTTTACCTACAGGCACAACTATATCACCACAATTACAAAATATAAAATCACCAGAATTATTAACTGGAACTGCACTGTCAGGACAAACAGCAGCAACAGGTTTATCTGCAGCAGTTCCTACAACAGCGGCAGCACCTACTATAACAGGTCCTACACCAGGTTTAGCGGGTACACAAGTTACAGCCCCTACTCCTACAGCAGCAGCACAAACTACAGCTGCAACAGTTGCTGGTGCTACACCTACAGTGACAGCTGCACAAATGACAGGTCTTACAGCACCTGCACAAGCTGCAACAGGAACAGTAACTGCTGATGCAACTGTAAAAGGACAATTAGGTAAATTACAAACTGAAGTAGAACAAGCACTAGCATCAGGTAATCCATTACCTGTATGGGCTAGAGGAGCAGCAAAAGCAGCAGAAGCTGCTATGGCTAATAGAGGACTAAGTGCTAGCTCAATGGCTGCTGAAGCATTAGCTGAAGGTATTATGCAATCTGCTACACCTATAGCGGCAGCAGATGCTGCTACATATAAGCAGATGATATTTCAAAACTTGTCTAATAACCAACAAGCTAATATAACAAATGCACAGGCTTATCTTAAAATGGATAT